GAAAACTGCAATGCTGATAGTTTTGGTATCATAAAACAGTTCACATCAACAAACATATCGTTGATTACCGAAGTCCACTTACCTAACGATTCACAATCATCGTTACATATGTATTCGCCTTCTTGACTGACTATTTTGCGTAGTGAGTATGCCCAAGTATTTCCTTTTGATATAACATCAACTAATGATTCAATATGATTTTCTTCATACCAATTATCTTCATCTAAAAAGCATATAAAATCACCTTTGGCAATATACGTCATTGCACCATAAATTCGATGACCGTTGTATTGGTCTTTACCAGTTGGATATGGTAAATTAACGATATCAACGTTTCGATATTCTTGCAATGTTAGTTTTGCTTTAGGATAATCACCATCAACAACAACTAGATGTTGTATGTTTTTATATGTTTGTGATTTGACAGAATCAAGTGTTTGCTTAAAGGTGGGTGCACCTGTCGTAGGTGTTATTACTGTAATCAAAGGAGTCATAATATTAGGAACGAGTTAGTTTTAGGATTTTCTCTATTTGTTTTTCTATGGTAGGTTTGCGATTTGGCCAGTAAATATATTCTTTATCGGCAGTTTGGTACAATTTCTGTAGAAATGGGATAACTAACTTTTCTACTTCTTTTAGTTTATCTTTATATGTTTCAACAGTCTGTTCGGATTCATTAACAACCTTGTTATACTCATCTTCACTTACGGCAGAAAATCCAAAGTCATCAGATAAATCCTGATACTCTGCAAACACTTTATCAAAATTATAATCAATTGCCATTTATCACATCCTTAATTTTTAAAAAATTATTGTACAGGTTATATAGTTGAATAAAAGAATTGTGGTTTGCGTAAAAATATTCCAGTACCCATTTCTTTTCTTTTTGACGATTTAATTTAGTATCTGATTGTTTTGCAGCAATGATATCCATATTCAACTTATATTCAACATGAGTACGCAACTGCATTGCATAATTTTCAGGATCAACCCATGCATCTTTTAGATGTTTACTATCCCAATCTTTTACATAGTCTTTTAGTTTGCCTGTCATTGATAGTCTATTCAAAAATCCACTAGGTATAGTGTTGTAGATATCTTTGGTTTGAATAAGTAACAATTTAAGTTTGTTTGCTTTTGGTTCAGGTAGTCCAGGTTTTTTTGAATACTTATCTACCAAATCAAAAGCATTGGAGATACCAACAGACCCACTATGAATTGAATTTGGAATATCATCTAGTGTCATTTATGATACCTTAATAAATGGAGCACTATTTTTAGTGTTTGAAAGTGCGTATCCTAGAGCACCTTGCACAAATGCATTTCTATTCTTTTCTGTTGTAGACATTAATATATCTATCAATGTTACACCTAAGTATTTTGAATATAATTTATCTGATGAAGTATCTTTAGATTGTACCGCCGATCTGAATGCTTCTTTTGTCATTCCTGGACTATCATACTTTGAGAATGTGTTATATAAATCATCAATCATTTTTTTATCTTTAACTCTTGCTAGACTGATTATATGTTGTTGATTTGGTAATTGATCTAAACCTAAATCTTTTAATATTAAATTGATTGGACCATATGCTATCTTTCCATATTTTGCGACAGCACCAATCAGTTCACCTTGCCAACCAGATAAATCTGCAAATGAGCGTAACTGCATTGCAATTTCATCTTCGCCTTTACCATAAATGTATACATCTTTAGATGATAATATGTTAGAATCTTTTTTATCGGCCTTAACTCTAAACCCATTCCAAGTCATGGGCGGTCTTTTTTCACCAACATTATAATTTGTTTGATGAATGCCATTTAAAGTTTTCTTTAAAGATATTCCTACTAAATTTCTATCTTTTAATGCATTTAATAAATCACGATTCAAACAGTCTAATGTTTGACACTCAGAAATATCTAACTTGAATCCTTTTTTCACTGCCCATATATCAGCTGGCGACCATTTATTAATATTTGCAAATGGTACTTCCATTTTCTTGTTGAGTTCAGAAAATTTTTTATTGATCATATCAACAAGGTCAGATCCACGATGAAATATGTAATTACCTTGATTAAAAAGACCATCAACTAAAAATTTAGCAGTACGTTCATAATGTTTTAACCAAGCATCATCAGTTTGTGATATCATGTTCTTATCTGATTCGTCTACATTATAGATGTCTTTAACATCTTTATAATATTTTACCACTGCATTTTTATCAGCAACACCATATTTTGTATATACTGCACACCATAAACAAACCGAGGATTCATTCATCTTTGTGTTTTCTGCTCCTGCACCAGAACCGCCTCCACCACCTAAATCTTTACTCTTAGATATATTTTTTAAATAGTATTGTTTATTATTTTTATCTTTCAATACAATCGAGTTGTATCCTTTGTTATCACCAGGAATCAAAGCAGCAATTTTATCATAAACAGATTTTTCATATTTAAATAATACCGGAGAAGGACCAATGGCCATCTCAAATGCCTCTCCGTTTTTATATTTTTCCAATATAATCATTTTACGGTCAGGTCTATTTGCTGTTGGTTGTTTGAAGAAATCTGCGGCGGATAATGCTGCCATTATAAAAAGTCCTCTATGGTAAGTTTATCGTCGTCTATGTAACTACTGTTGTTTTTTCTGAACACCCAAACAGGTTCAATAAAAACACTATTAAGTTCTTGGGTATTTGGTCGTGCAACCATTCGCATACCAATTTTACCTATGTAATTTGAACCTTCGAATGACTGAAATGTCTCTACCATATCGTCACATAGTTTAAGTCTTACACCACGGCGACTTCTAGGTTCTATGATATTTATCATCATATAACCATCACTCTTTATAGTTTTCCAAACCAAATCGGTAACTTTAAAAAAGAAGTTATATTTCCATGCATCAAATGAATTGTATCTCGACCAAGATTGATCTTCAGTCTTGTTTGTTGTTGTTCCATATGTCTCGGTATCAAAGTATGGTGGTGAGGTGAAGTATAAATCAAACGTATCAATGTATAAATCCCAATTCACATCCTCACATGGTTTTCTCCATATCTTGACTGTCTTTTTACCAATGCATTCAAAGTAATCTTCCGATTCAGTCAAGACTGGTGTTGCACCTAGCAATTCTTCATAGGCAACACATTGTTTTTTATATACCTCAAACACTTCAGGATTTGGATCACAACCAACATATAGTTTCGTAGATGGTGTTGCATAGAAACCGGCAAGTCTGTCACCCCATCCGCAGGAGGTGTCTAGCACATTGACTGCTTCATGTTTCTCATAGATTGCCTTTGCTACAGACGGTTTAAACTGTGTTGCTGTGTATGTTCCTAGTCGAAATGATGAACGGAACGTTTTCTCATTTACACCAGAGTCTTCCATAACACCATTACGCCAGAAGATCCAATTCATTCTGGAAAGATTACCTTTATCGTTCCAAATTTCCATTGGTGCCAATGAGGCATTACTACCACACTTCATTCTGTTTTCTTGTTGAAAATAATCACTGACATCATTGAATGTATGTGTCTTATCAATTACACCCAAAGGTTTATCACTATACTTGTATTTGTAATCGTACCTTTCTTGTACGTCATCAAACTCTTTATATAAAGGTAAATGCGACTTCATACAAAAACGAATAAACAGATTACCAAAATTATCTTTGTGTATTCTTTTTATTGGGAAAGGTATATTGTTTCTATGAACATACTCAGCAAGTGATTCTCTGATATCATCTTTTTGATAAGTGGTAATTAGATTTTGCCAACCATCAAATGATATTTCAGGTATTCCTCTGTCATCACAATTCTTAGAAAAATACTCAATTATTTCTTCATTAATCATACTTTAATATCGTCAAATGATTTCTTTTTGAATTTATTATCAACTTGTGGTTTACCTGAATCGACAATACCATTTTGTGCTTGTTGTTCAACATCATACAGTCTCATCTTTGATCTGTCAATACCTAGAACAAATCTTTTATGTAATGTCGGGTCAGAATATCGATTCTTTAATTGTTTCACCATTATTTGACCAAGTGCTTCGAGTTCCTCAGATGAGATAAGAGCGAACATGAGATCGGCAGTTGCTGGGAGTCCAAACGATTCACTTGTGTCCTCGAGGCCGGGGTCGCTGCTTGTGAAACCGCTCCTTGTGGTTTGAGTAGCAGAAACAATAGGAACACCAAATTCCACAGCCAATCCTCTGAGTTCTTCAGCGATTGCTTTAACGTAGGTATAGGAATTAACATTTGCGCCAGCCTTAATACGAGCTGAGCAACAAATATTGAGATAGTCAATAAAGATAATGTCAGGTACGAAATTACGTTTGAGATGTAATTCATTTAATAGTGTCCTGAAGTGAATTGAAGAAGCAGATGCAGTTGGGTATTCTTTGATAATAAGTTTACCCGTAGTCATCTGTTTTACTTTATTTACTTTTTTATCATATAAGTCTTTTGGCAACTCAGATAATTCATCAACTGTAACATTCAATAGATTGGCATCAATACGTTCTGCAATCTTTTCTTCTGCCATCTCTAATGTTATATATAACACATTTTTACCTTGTGTCATACAACCAGCAGCAACATGGCACATAAACAAGGATTTACCCACACCAGTACCCGCAAGTGCAATGTTTAGTGTTTTCTTAGGTAGACCACCTTTAGTTATCTTGTTGAAATAGTCTAGATCAAAAGGAATGCGTTGTTCAACACGATGATAGAATTCAAATCGACTATCTGAGTCATCTAGATAATCATGGCCAATTGAGTTGTCAAAACTTACTGCTAAGGCATCCGATAGTATCTTGGGAATCGCACCTTTCTCGTGAGTTTTGTCTTTTCCATCGAGAATAGAAATAGACCCCAATACAGCATTGTAAATTGCTTTCTCTTGGCAGAATAACTCTGACTTATCAATAAGCCATTCCATCTTCGTCTGCGTTTCCTTAGATGCCTCAATTTCTTTGATATAAGTTTCGCACTTCTCAACTTCTTCAGCCGAGATATTGTTCTTTTCTCTGATGGCAATACCGAGTGATTCAGTCGTTGGTGAAGTATTGTAATTTGTTGCGAATGATGAAATCTCATTATAAATTAATTTCTCAATTCGATTAGTGAAGTATTCAGACTTTAGAAATGGTAAAACTTTTCTTAAATATTCTTCATTGTAAATCAAATTTTTCAGTATCGTCGTTTCCAGATTCATCAATAATATCCTGTTCTAAGTTTCCCGACATGAGTTCTACAAGAAAATCACCAAGATAATTTTTGAAGGCCTTATCCTTCTCCAATTTCTTTGGTTTATCAACTGTAGATTCTAACACATCGTAAGCAAAAAGTAAATGAACACCATCACTTTCTTCTTTAAATTTTACTTTACCGTATTTAAAAGTGGTGTCGGTATATTGTCCTTTTAGTAATTTGATATGTACATCAGTTTCATTTCCTTTTGGGTAAATAAAACAATAATCAATACCTTCGATCATTTTATGCTCCATTCATAGTTTCTACAGAAAATGCGTCATCTATATCTTCTTGCATAATATTTCCATTTGCAATACTATATCTACTTTCAACATAATCTTTGAATGATTTTTTTTCTAAGATAGGTAACCAGAATTCTTTTGTGTCGGTATCTTTAATTCTAAATTTCTTATCTTCAATTTCACCTGTTTCAACATCTACCCGTGAATACCAACCATTGGATGGTTTAACAACATGTTTGGACTCAAGAGCAATATCAAGGAGACCAGACCACTTACTAATACCACCATCAAAAGATACAGTGATAGGGATTTTAGATTTCTCTTTAACATATCGACTTTTTTCTACATTAATTATAAAATTATATCCAACAACTTCTGTTCCTTCTTTTTCTTGTTGACGACCAAGAATAAAAATGTTATCTGCGGAATAGTACGAACCTGTA